GGCCATCGAGCGGGTCAGCTTGTAGTTGACCTGCTTCCCGTCGAAGAAGCCCACGCCTTCCACGCCGAAGTAGATCGACTGCTGGTGGATCGCGTTCTGGAGGATGATCCGGTTCGACTCGGCGGACGCCTTCTTCACCCAGGTCACCAGCGGCTGCTGGGTTCCCAGCGCGGTGCCGTCGGCGGTCGCGAAGGTGATCGTGGTGCTCGCGGTCCCTTCACCGGTCACCGTGTACTGCCCGGTGGTCGGAGTTCCCGAGACGATGCGCTTCAGGAGGCCTCCCGCGGGGACGCCACCCAGAGCGATCGGCGTACGCACCTGCAGCACGCTTTCGCAGGTCGTGATGGTGATCGCGTTCGTGGTGACCGTCTTCGGGTCGTCCAGCGTCGCGATCTTCGAGAGCTGCGCGGATCCCTGGGCGTACTGCTTGAAGAAGATCGCCATCAGGAGTCCGGCCTCGATGCCGCCGAACTTGAACTCGCCGGTGATGTCCCCGGAGATGTTGGCCGCGTACATGTCGATCTGCTGGTTGCCCGACAGGAATTCCTGCTTGGGCTTCCATTCGACCTTCCCGCCCTTGATCTGGGCGAAGGCGTACTTGACCTGGTCACTGGTGGCGGCGTTGAGGTCGGTGATCCAGGCGAACCCCGGGCCGATCTGGAGAATGGACATGGTGCGCTCCTACTTGGTGATGAGGGTGGAGGCCAGGGCGGCCTTGAACGATTCGCGGCGGGTGAGCAGGCTGCGGACCTGCCAGTCCTCGCCGACCAAAGGCCAGTGCTCGTCTACCAGGGCGTCCACGGTTGGGTCGAGGATGGCTGCAGGCGCGTCGACTTGGACGGCCTCCTGTCCGGCTTCCTGGGGCTGTTCGGGGGCCTGTGCGGTGGTCCTGGGCATGGTCAGTTTTCCTTGTTGAGCAGGATGGTGAGGCGAGAGGCGACGGCCGGGTGGTACTCCTCAGCCACGGGGACAGGCCCGGAGAACTGAGCCGCGAACGGAGCGCCGAGAATCGTCGTGGTCGAGCGCGTCGGCGCGAAGAAGGCGCGAAGCGAGGCGATCGCCGCGGCCTCCATCTGGGCGAGCCGCGCCCATGCGTCCGAAGCCGACAGATCGTCGGTCTGGACGGCGTCAGGAGCGTGCAGGTCGAGGAACAGGATGATCTGCCCGGGAATCTCGCCAAGCGGGCCGGAAACGTGCGCTGTGCCCTCCAGGGAGCCCTGCGGACCACGCATCAAGCGAGCGCATGGAGGATCGATCGTCGGGGTGATCCCCTGAGCGATGTCCACCACCTGGGCGTCGCCCTGCGCATGCGTGACGAGGGCGGCGAAGGCCGCGTCGGCGCGGAGCCATGTCTCCAAGGCGCCAAGGGCCACCTGCCAGAACATGGCGGCCATCAGCCACGCTCCAGGGGGATCGAGATCGTGGGCGAGGCGCTGGTGTCGGGGACGCCGGTCCAGTCGACCGCAGTTAGCTGCGGGAGAAGCTCCCCGAGATCCTGGAGGTACATCCGGCGCTTGACCGCGTAGGCATCGTCGCCGTTCGATCCGACCGCCGCCTGGTTCTGCGCAGACATGCCACGGGCGACGATGGTCGCGAGCTTGTAGGTGGCGGCGAGCTTCGTCCTGTCAGGAAGCGGAGAGGCGATGTCCGCCGCGTCCACGCCCTTCCCGGAGGCCTCGGACTGGATCCAGACATCGAGCTCGGCGAGGTGCGCGCTCGTCACCTGCTTCGCGAGCAAAACGTCGTGTAGATCGCTGGCCTGGAGTCTCGACATGCCTCGAAGATGGGGGTTATACGAGGGCGTGGATCGTCCAGAATTGGAGGGTCAATCGTCCTTGTACGTCTGGTCCCAGGAGCGCCGCGCAACGTACCCATCCTGCATCTGGATCCACTCCCGAGCGGCTCCCAACGAGGCGTAGAAGTTGCCAGCCATCCGCACCGCGCTCGAACTCGTCCCGCTGTCCACGCTCGACTTTGTCGCGATCAGGAGGACGCTGTCGAGCCCTAGCTCGAGGGCTAGGGCGTCGACGGCTTCCTGGAGCTTCTGGATGGCGGGATCGTTCATCCGATTTCGGCACTCACGGCGAACGCCGCCGCGACCCACCAGAGGGGGATCACGGCAGCGCCCCGATCTCCATGGCGTGGGAGGCGATGTAGAGGGCGGCGGTCATCAGTACTCCACCAAAAGCTGATCGAAGTACACGATGTGCGCCACCGATTGCTTCGTATAGAGCTTGATCTCTGGGTTGACAATTGGTGTCGTTGTGAATGCGTCCGCAACCGCAGGGAATCCCCAGTTTCCGTACTGCTTTTCGGCAGTCTGGACGTTCACGTTCGTACCTGCATTCGCTGTGAACCGTAACTTGTTGTGAGTGTCGAAATTCATCGTGTTCGCGGTCGGATTGTTTGGGTGGATCCACCACTCCGCATATCCGATGATCGAACTTCCGTTGGTTCCGTCCAGAGTGACCCCGGTGAAATCAGTGAACAATTCGCCAACGGAGATCCCTCCGATGCGCAGGTCGATGTACAGCGCTTCTCCAGCGTTTTTCTGCACAACCATGTCGAATTTCCAGCGGACGTAAATCTCGGGAAGCTGGAACTGGTTGTTCGTCGGGCGCGACCTGTACAGGTTCGCAGGGATGATCTTCTTGTTTCCATTTTTGTCTGTCGTCGGAAACGGAACGAGCGTATAGCCAGAGCTAGTTGAATAGGATCCGATTGCTCCGTTGGCGTCTCCAAGTTGGAAATATCTGGTTGACTTAGGGACATACCGCCACGCAGAAATTGCCGGATTCCACTCCCATAGGAGACCTTTTCCGCTCATGTCCCATGCGGGATCGGTGAGAAGGCATTGCATTCCAGCAATCCCTACAAAAGCATCCATGGCAGCCTTGGTCGAGAAGCTGAATAGCTCATTGACGATCGGCCCCCCCGCCGCCAATCCCCCGGAGGGGAGGGGGGTGAGGGCCGTGAGAGAATTTCCCGACGCCGGGAGCAGGTCTTGGGTGCTGTTCACAAGGGTCATGCGATGCCTACCTGTCGAAGTGATTTGTCGATGCCTTCCGTCTGGATCAGCGCTTGCACTTCGCCGCGCTTCCGTTCGGCAGCCTCGTAGATGAATGGGTCCGGCTTGGTGCCGGGGTGGTGGACGAGCTTCGCGGAGCGGAAGCGGCCGTTCTGAACCCATCGAAGGAGTTTCTTGTTCTTCGGGCGGATCACATGCGGACGAGACCCGTCGTGGATCCACTTCCCGTATCGCGCTACCCCATCGTTCAGGAAAACCTTGGACACTGCCTCTGTTGTTGAGATAGAGACGTCAATAGCGCTCTCCAGAGTACCCTTCCGGGTCTGGAAACGGTGTACTTGCTGGGCTTCTTCCTGCACCATAACCGCGCTCGTTTTCACGGCGCGCCGCATGTTCCTGCCGGTCACCTCAGGAAGAACAGAAAAGGCATAGAGGAGGTCCTCCATGCCTTGGAACTGGAGACCCAGTTCGCTCACGTCGTTATCCGTCCACGACTTCCCAGCCGTCAGCCTTGCGGGCCTCCAGCTGGTCGGCGGGAACATCTTCGATCTTCCGGCCCTTCTTCATCTTCACGGTGTCGCCGGTGTCGGGAGACTCGGGCGCAACCTCCACCCAGCCGTCAGCCTTGCGGGCCTCCAGCTGGTCGGCGTTGAACAGGCCTTGCTCGCCTTCCTTTTCCAGTGTGAAGAGAGGGACGGTTTCGGTGGTGAATCCCATGTTCGTTTCCTCCGTGGCTTAGTTGGACAGGGCCTGACGAGCCCAGAGGGAGCGGACGACCTTGCCGCCCCAGACAGCCTCGACCATCCACTTCTCCCGCATATACTCGACGTAGTGAGCGATCGAGAACGTCAGCCCGGAGATAGGGTCGTAGAACATCTCGCGACCGCGGGCGCTGTCGCCACCGGACGGAAGCGACGGAGGACGGACCGCGAACGACAGCGCGGGGCGAGCCAGGGCCGCCAAACGCGTTCCACCGTTGCCGACGGTGATCGCCTCGTTGTCGGCCACAGCCGCCACCAGAGGGGCGTTCAGGGTCAGCGTGGTACCATTGAGACCGGCCGCCACGTACTTGGTGGTGTGGCCCGCGAAGGTGATCACGTCACCCGCCACAATGGTTCCCGCTCCGGTATCCACCGTGATGGCGGTGGCTCCGATGGCGTACCCGGCGCCGTTGTTCACCTGGTAGTTGGTTCCGGTCCCCTTCGTGTGGCTGTAGTTGACGTTCGCCAGGGGCAGACGGAGGCCCTGTAGGGGAAGCTTCTCGCCCGAGCGCAGGATCGAGTCGGTACCGGCCTGGTACGCCTGGGTGTTGATGCCCAGCTTTCCCAGCGCGGCGTCGGTGGTCGTATCGATCACCAGCACGCGGCCGGAGGCCGGAGCCAGGCCGTCATCCAGCGACTTCTTCATGTCGGCTGCGAAGTCGGTGTTGCTGGCGAAGGGGTTGGTCCCCTGGGTGCCCAGCGCGTACCCGGCTCCCTGCGCCACGAAGGCGACGGCATCGGTGTAGATCTCGTTGGCACACGCCCGGATGGCTTCCTGGAGCTCGGCCGAGACGAATCCCGCGCCGCGCTCGGTCATGGACTGCAGCTCCTCGCCGGTGACCGTGAACGAGAACGCCCGCGCCTTCGACAGGGTGATCTGCTGGCTCGGCGTGGTGACGTCGCTACCGCCGGGAGAGGTGGCACCGGGAGCGATGTTCGTACCCGCGACAACTGCGGTTCCCGGGACGGTAACCGCCTGGTTCAGGGCCGCGCCTTCGAGCCTGGAATCCAGGTTGACGATGTCCTTGAGGGGGATGAGTTCGCGAGCCACGTCCTGGATGGACGCGATGATGCTCGGGATCAGGGGGGTGACGGTGTTGCCCATGGCTTAGGACTCCTGCTGGATGGTGATCCTGCCCGATCCAATGGCGGTCAAGATCTCGACGTTTTTGGTGGCCACCGCCTGCCGGTAATCGGCAGTGGTGATGGACTTGGCACCTGGGGCAGGCTTGGGAGTGCCGCGCGGGCCACCAGGACCCGGCTGCGCGCCGCTTTGGACCAGCTCCGGGCGGTCCTTCAGCCAAGCGCTCGTGTACTCGTCCACGGTCTGCTCCGCGCCACTGGCATCCACGAAGTAGGGGCTCCCGTCCTCCTTGAACTTCATATCGCCTTGCAGCAGCTTGGCCAGATCGTTGACAGTGACCGCCTTGCCTCGGGTGAGGGAATCTTTCAGGATGCCCGAAGCCTTGGCGGTGCGTGCGGCCTCTTCGGCCTTCGTACGTCCCGCCTTCTCGGCTGCGAGATCCTGCTCCAGACGCGCCAATCGCGCATCGAGCTCGGAATTCCCCTTCCCGGTTCCGCCGGCTGTCTTCTTGGTGGCAGCCTCCAGGGCCGCCTCCAGGTCTTCCGTCGCGGGGTCGATGCCCAGCTTCTCCAGGACCTTCCCCAGCTTCCCTTCGGCAGCGGTCTTGCCCGTGCGGTGGCCTGCGGCCTCGGAGCGCAGAGAAGCGAGGTGGGAATCCAGTCCCTCTACGTACTCGGCGCCGCCTTCAAGGGTGGCGAGATAGGTCTTCAGATCGGCGATGGACTTCGGCATGCTTCGAAGATGAGGCATACCAAAGCCAGGGTATCGTCCAGAATTAGGTGATAGATTCGCTCAGGATCAAGGAGCGTCCAGCATCCGCGAAGTCAAACTCTGGGCGGGAAGGGTCCTGGGCGAACTGGAATCCGTGGTCGCCCTTGATCGGCTTGCGGTGATCCGCACCGCCGCTGTAGATCGCCTCCGGGATGCCTTCCGGGAACGCGCTGCACTCCCCGGTCTCCCAGTTTCTGCGCGAGCAAAATTCACACATGGGGGCGAGCTGGTTCAAGGCGATCTCCTTCTCAAGGTCAGTATACGTTCTCGGATGGCGATCGCAAATTCCCGAGGGGATGAGGATCCGTAGGCCTCAGCCCATCCCTCGGCGATGCCTTCGGTCAACCCTCTCTTGGCGGCATAGGACGAGATGTTCTCGACCCGCATAGAAAACATGAAGCGTGGATCGCTTCCGCTGGCCTTGCTCCATGCTGCGAGGATTCCAGGATCCTTATCCAGCCCAAAGACGGCATCGAGTTGGTGTCCAAGTTCGTGAGATGTAACGTCCGTGATCGCGTCTTTCCCGGGCGGGTGCAGCATCCGAAGGCCAGAATTCATCGATTTCCAGGCATCTCGGATTGATGGGTATCCCGATGGGCTGAACAACTTCTGGTTGAAAGCGATCCCGAGGACGCCCTCGAACTGCTTGTGTTTCGAATCCGTCGAGCTGGCAGCAACGTCCGACGCCTCTCTCCCGATTCCTGCTGAGATTCGCCATTCTGGCCATCCCTCCGCGCGGCGCAACGCCTTTGCCCGCCGGTTCCGCTCCTGGGAAGTCCCGACGAACTGCAGACCCTTCCGCAGCTCTGGGAACTGCTCCACGTGGTCGAAGAGAACCCGATTTAGGCCGTTCGCCGCCTCAAGGTCGAAGCCCTTGTAGGAAACGGCATCGGCGAGATTCCATTGCCGAGCGAGCTTCTCGGCCTCGGCGATCGATGCCGCCGGACGGTACTTGGTGATTTCGTCCTGGACGTCCTGGACGATCTGCTGGGCTCCTGCGACTGGGACGTGGACCCGTGGTCTTTCCCATTCCCTCATCGAACTCTGCCAGGATCCGTCGGCCTTGAAACGGTCCGCGCCCTGCTTCCCGAGAAGACGAGCGCGCTCCCCGGCGGACATCCCGTCCAGCACCTTGCGCCCACCCTCCTCGACATGGTCGTGCGGATCCGGGGCGATGTAAACCGCCGTCAGGTTGCAGGTGCAGTGCGGGTGTGCGGGGTAGTTCGGGCGTTGGTTCTTCGGGAAGCGTCCAGGGCCCATCCCGAACAGGTCCGCCCGGGCGTGGAAGTCGCAGATGTCGAAGATCTTGTGCGCGCTGGACAGGCTCCACTTCAGGCCAACCGCATCTGGATCCTCGTCGATCTGCTTGTAAAACCCTTCTCCCCAGGCTCGGGCGGTCTCGGTCCGCAAGATCCGTTCAGCGTTGTACCGCGCCTTCTCCTCAGTCGCTGTGCGGATCGCCTTTTCCATCCCGCGGTCGAGTCCGGATTCCAAGCGGTCGAGCAGCTGGAGGTAGGAGGCCCGGAGAGGACCCGTCCTGAGCTGCTCGGCGTACTTACGCACCGCCGCTACATCGCGACCCAGCACCGGCAGGCCCTGGGCTCCCAGCGGAGCGAGAGGGGCCCGGGATAGTGCCGTCAGGTGCTGCAGGTCTCCAGGGAGGTTGGAGAGCTTTCCCTCCCGGATGATTCCGCCGAATCCGTACCCGTCGTAGATCTGCCGAGCGGCGTTCCAAGCGGTATCCCGGCGGGAGATCGATTCCCCGATCGAGTCGACCAGCTCCGCCTGGACTCGTTGCACGCTCCCGTGCAGGGTCTCGGACAGTGTCATTCCGGATCCGTCCCAGGAGAGGGAGAGCGCCTTATTCGCGCGCGCCGCGATGTCCACTCCCGCGTCCTCAGCCTGGGGAAGCACGCCGGCGCCGGCGAGGAGGCCCCGGACTACGTCCTGACCGAGACGCGTCCGAAGCGCGCCCTCGATGTTCCCTGCGGACATCGCCGCCTGGACGGCATCCAGTGTCTTCGCCCCGCTCTGGACCCTACTCCAGACGTCGTCAGCCAGGCGCGCGGCCATGTCCTGGACCTCCGGCGGCTGGTCCGCCAGGATCTTCCGGAACTCCTGCTGCGCCCGAGCCGAATCGATCACGCGCCGACCTGTCCGCCGGTGGATCCGCCATCACCCGGAAGGCCGGAACCGACTTGCTGTCCACCAGCGGCCGGAACCATGCTCCTTCCCGCACCCGTGGTCCCTGGTCCAGCGGAATGCGTCTCGTCCTGCAGGGCGCCCTGGATCTCCTCGCGGATCGTCTCCAATTCTGCGTCGTCCTGGAGCAGGAGAGTTGCCACCCGGTCGTAGATTCGGGCCCGCATTGTGGGCGGGATGTTCGGCAGACCCAGGACCGTGTCGAGCAGGGGCTGGAGAGCGACAGCGACATCCTGCTGGGTGAAGTCGCGCGGGTAGGTCACGGACGCATCTATTTCCTTCCCGATGTACCATCCGAACAGTTCCCGGATCCGGTTGTCGGCGTCCTCCAAGTCGCCGGCGAAGGAAGCCAGGGCCGTGTCGTAGCTCTCGCGGTCCAGGCGCATCGCGACACCAGAGCGGGCGGCCTCGGCGCCCTCAGCATCGCCCACGCCCTTCTGGTGGCTGATGAAGGCCATCTGGTAGATGTTGCGGACGAGTCCCTCGCGCTCCTTCCGGATCTGCTCCAGCGGTCCGTCCGGGGGAGCGATGAAGTCAGGCGGCGTCTTGGCGTCCGGTGGGTATCCCAATGCGTTGTTCGCGCCAATGGTCAAACCCTTGAGGTCGACGGAGGGATACCGCAGCAACGGGAACGTGACCTTGCGGATGATCTCGTGGCTCTCGGATCCGTAGTTGAAGAGGGTCGCGCAGACCCGGGCGATCGAGTAGAACTCGGACCGCGGGAGATCGTTGTCGATTTCAGACTCCTCGCCCTCTTCCTCCAGATCGTCACCGGGGGCAAGCAGGACCACCGGGGCATCTACCCGCGGCCGCTCCCACGTTCCCGCCTCCTGGAGGAGATCGTCCTCGTCCAGAAGCTCCCAGCCGTCCTTCGTGATCCGGCGGCGCCACGTCTCGCCCTCGGCCGCACCGCTTGATTGGTGCTCGGTGAACTCGACCTCCATCACGCGTCCCATGAAGTCGCTGACCAGCTTGGTAATCGCGCTCGCTGGGACCCCGTAGACGAAAGGCCGGTTTTCGATCTCGTCGGCGGCGGTGCGAGGCGCGTCCTGCGGCGCGGAGACCACGATCAAGTCGCAGCCCGAGCGCTTCGCCGCCTTTGCCCGCTTCTTCATGAAGCTCGCGAGGCTCATGCCGCCCTGGGTGCAGTCCTTGACGAATTCCTTCCATGAGTCCGGAGCCTTCTCATCGTTGCGCGTGATCGTCCGGCGGAAGATCGGATCCACGTGGGAATCGACGATCGGCCGGAAGTAGTTGATGTAGCAGGAGACACCTCGGCGCCGTGCGAACAAGTCGTCGGACTCGCGCATGTACTGGACCAGGTACCGCCCATCCTGGAACCCTCCGGAACCGAAGTAGGCGTGCCGGAGCAGGGTGAGCGGAGGGATGAGCGAAGGGAAGTTCTGGCGTACGGTGGTGGGCGTGGTGGACATGGCGGCTCCTCAGATGCTGACGTTCGTTGTCGTGGATTCGGTGGGTCGGAAATCATGGGTGTGGGCGTAGTAGCCCAGGGAGCAGGCATCCACCTGGTCGTCATGTCCCTTCTTGGGCGGGAACGCTTCGAGCTCGTCGAAGAAGGCCTCGTTCCAGGGTCCACGGACGACGTCCACGTTTCCCTGCTGCCACTGGGCACTGAAGGGATCGGCGAGCGTCACCTTGTCGCCGGTGATCGGCCATGCGCGGATGGGGAATTCGGACAGCTCCTGAACGAACTGCTCTGCTTGCCCCTTGCCAGCCTGGGCAGGATCCTGGAAGATCGCGATCCCGACCTCGAAACTGTCGACCTCTGCCGTTTGTCGGATGAAGCGGCGGACCTTTCCGGCTCGGTCTCGGATACTCGCCATGTTTCCAACCACCCAACGACCGGAAGGGGTGCGTCCCAGCTTGACTCCTCGAGACCAGTCCGGATCGCGAGCCTCCTCGCTCTGCTCCGTCGCCGCGAGGTCCCAGGCCCGAATCCAGCGCGTGCCCACGGGCGCCGCGTCGATCAGGCGGACTTCATCGCGCCGGAAGTACATGCCGGCCGCCGGGCGGATGTTCCAGTTTCCGTCCAGAAGGCGCCCGCGGCTGACGCGAGACAGGGCGCGCAGGTTCGCGAGATACCCAGGGTCGCGCTGCAGGAGCTCCTGGTTGTCCTGGACCCGGGCGGGGATGAAGGTGAGGCTCTTCGCGTCCTCCCGTTGCATCCCATGCTCCAGGGCGATGTCCGGGGAATCCCCCCAATGGAGCTCGCCGCTCACGCGCACGAACCACCGTAACACCCCGCCGCGGTCAGGAATCGGGAATCCGTCCTTGTCGAGCCACCACCCGATCAGGGTCTTCACCCAGGAATCGGCGTCCGGGTTTGTCGTTGCCCGGATGTAGGGGCGAACGCCGCACGTGGACCGATTGCGCGAGAGCATGTACCAGAACTGGGACTCGGTGAAGTGCGTCAACTCGTCGAAGCCGATGAACGCGATCTGGGCACCCTGCCAGGCCAGAACGTCGTCCTCCCGATTCAGGTGGGAGAACGTGATCTTCGATCGCGGCCACCGGAAACCGAGTTGAGGGCTCCTGTACGGGCGCCCACCGATCAGGGGGTAGAGCTGGACCGCTTCATCCCAGAGACCGCCCTGGTTGGTGATCTGGACGTGCTCCCGGCGGAAGATCACGCCACCGAATCCTGGGACCGCGACGTGGCGGACTGGCTCAAGGAGAATTCCGAAGGTCTTCCCGCCGCCGGCGGCACCACCGTAAATCGCGATGTCGGCAGAAGAGGAGAGGAACGATTCCTGGGGCCCGCGTTGCGGCCCGATCCTCCGGATCTTCTCGGCCCGAACGGGTTTGGCGACGGCGCTCATCGCCCGTTCTCCGGCAAATAGAAGTGTACGACTTCGCCTGGTTCGGTTGGCGTCGCTCCGGCGCCCGTGGGATCCTCGCCGAACATTCCCAGATGACGTCCGAGGAGTTCGAGGGCCTTCACCCGGTCGAACCGCTTGAGGCGAATTGTTCCTCCGTGCTGGGTCGTCGTCTCGGAAACCTCCGCGACCTGGGCGGCCTCGTCGTCGTTGAGCTCGGTCGATTCGACCAGCTCGACCGTCTTGCCCCACTTCATCACCCGCCGGGGATCTGCGAAGGCGATGCGGGCGAGTTCCCGAAGGATCCGGTGGCGGGTGACCTTGGACGCCCAGTCCTCGCCCTTCTGGGCGGCCGTGACAGCCTCCTGGACCTTAACAAATGTCAACAAACGGCTACCCGCCTGGGCGGCCGCTTTGGGGCTGAACCCCGCTCGGATCGCGGCTTGCGTCGCGTTAAGGTCCTTCAGGTATTCGTGGACGAACCGAGCCTGTTTCGGGGTCAGATCCCCTTTGGCCATGGAGTAGAACTTCGGCTCGGGGAGGGGATTGATCCCGTCCAGAATCTCTGACGGAAAACGCATCCGACAGAAAAAGTTCCCTACCCTGTTGCGTCGGGCTAGAATAGGGTGTACATTCTATTCCGTCGGCAGCACTGCTCCCGATGCTCGGCCCGGGCTTAGGGCGAACCGTCCAGGAGGACACCCATGAAATTCGCACCCTGCCCAGGAAAGGGCTACCTCGGCCATGGCCGATCGCACCCTCGAACTTCGGATCTCCGGACACCTCGCAGGCCTCCTCGACGAGGTCAGTGCGTCCGAGAAGCTCCCGACCTTCACGGTTGCCCGCAAGGCGCTGGAAATCGGGCTGCGTTCCATGCAGGATAAGGCATGCCCTCCCCAGCCCGACCAGACAGCCTAAAGCGCCGTCGCGGCCATCCTGGAATCGATCCTGAAGGGAAGCCCTTGATTGGGGTTCACCTGAAGATCACGGAATCACAATCCGATCGCGTAAAGGTTGCCGCGAAAGAAGACGGCACAAGTGTGAACGAATGGATTCGCACAGCGATCGACGACCGGTTGGATTCCGACTCCAAATAGATTCCCGCGTCCCGCGCAAATTCCCATCCCCCAAAAATCCCGGCGATCGCCGAGGAGGATACTCCCGTGTTGCGTTCAATCGAAATTATCGAATCCTGGCTCATGATCCAGGAGGCCTCAGGAAAGGCGCCTTCTACCCTACGTGAGTACCGGTTACACGTCACCCGCTTCGCTCGTTGGCTTTGGTGCCCCCCGCGAGGGCGGAGCCTTGAGCAGGCCACGTCCTCCGACTGCGCGGCCTATCTGGTGGCGAAGCAGCGAGAGCATTTGGCTGCGCTGACGATCCGGACGAACATCTACGCCCTGCGTCCCTTGTTCCGGTGGATGGTGGACGAAGGGCTGATCGCCCGCGATCCCATCGCCAAGATCCCGGTGCCCAAGTTCCAGCCGCCAGAGCGATCGCACGGGATGAGCGTCCAGGATGTGGCCAAGCTGCTACGGGCCCCGGATCCGAGCCGATACCTGGGACTCCGGGACCGGGCGTTGCTGCAGGTGCTCTGGGAGCTCGGGATCCGTCGATCCGAGGCCGCGGCGATGCGTCTCCCAGATGTGGACCTCACGACCGGCCGCGTGTATGTGCGATCGGTCAAGCGGGAGAAGCCGCGGGTCCTGTTACTTGGCCCAGCCGGCCTGGAGTGGCTGGAAAAGTGGATCCGGCGGCGAGGCGAGGAGGACCAGGCCACCGACTTCGTCTGGGTGTCGCGGATTGGTGTCCCGATCACCGCCCACATGATCACCAAGATGATCTCCACCTATGCGGCCAAGTCCGGGTTCGATTCCCACACCTACGCCTCCGGGTTCCGCTCTGGTCGGATCCATTCCCACTCGCTGCGACATGCATGCGCAACCGAGGCGCTGCGCGATGGAGCGGACATCGTTTCCGTCTCCCGTTGGCTTGGCCACTCCTCGATCCGCTCGACCCAGTCCTACCTCGATGTGGACGAGCGAGAGATGGAAGGAATCTCGATGCGCCGGCCTGAGATCTGGTAGACAGAAAATGGATGAGCCCCGCCGGCAAACTGGAGAGAAAGCCGACGGGGCCCGATGTCGGGGACCTAGAGCCCCACGCCGAGACGCGAAACAACCCGACTCGAAAAACTTACGATTGCGCTTGATTTTCGAGCCGTCCGGAAATACACTTTTGAAAACCTAGACCCTTGATTCGGTCTGCGCCTTCCTCGCTCAATTGTGCAAAATGGAGCGAGGAAAGTGCAGTCGGATCCGCCTAAACGGAGACGCACTTGCCTCAAGAGCACGAACAGAGACCCCAGAACAGGAGAGAATCGGAAACTCCCCGCCTCTGGATGAGTCGCGAGACCTGGCTTTCGGGTCTCCCCGCCGACATGCGCCAGGCGATCGCGGATGTTCGTGCCGGTCTGACACCGAAGCCCGGCGCCTTCCGGCTTCTCCGGATGGCGGGCAAATGGGCTGAGGACGGGCTTCTCCCCGGGCGTCCTGCCGAGACCGGCGCCCCGATGCGGCCCACGATGCAAGTCTCCGTCGCGGCCGAGCTCTATGCCCTCGCCGAACAGGTCCGCCGGGACCGCTCGCTTCGGAGGGCGCCATGATCGCCGCGGAGCAGCTGAACCTGCGGGATCAGGTGGTCACCCGCGGCCGTCGCCTCCGGGAGGATCACCCCTGGGGAGCTTCTGAGCGGGCTTGGCAGCTTGCCCGGAAATACATCCGCGCCGGGGTGCGCAGCGGCGAGGCGCTTCGCCTGGCTGCCCTGTACCACCAGCGCGACGTCCGGGCCCGGCTCGTCGAAGACCCTTCCCTGCTCTGGGCTCCTGTCGAGCGCACCGAGCGAGAGATGTCCTCGCGTTCCGCCGAATCCGCTGACCGCATCCGAATCGTGTTCAAGCCGGATTGCTCCCCGCTCATCCGCAAAAAGATCCAGGCCGGCCAATACCCGGGGATCGAGTGGGTGGACGGCCTTGGGGGCGTCCTCGAAGCCTCGCGCCGAACGCGCAAGACCTGACCTAACCGCAGGCCTTGGCGGAGGTCTGCGGTCTCGAGTGAACCCGCCAAAAAACTGGAGACCTGAAATGACCGAACAAACCAGCAAGCTCGCCGAGCTCAATGCTCAGGCGGAAGCTCTCAAGCCGCGACCGCGACTCCGCGCTCTGATCTCGGGACGACCGAGCACAGGAAAGACTCACCTAATCCTGTCGGCACCTAAGCCTGTTGTCGTCCTGTATTGCGATCGACAGGGCGGTGAGGAGGATCTCGAAAAGGCGGCCGGCGACGGCGTCTTTCGGGTCTATCTCCGTCGTGGCGCCGGTGGACGGCGTATTGCCGACCAGGTGGCTCACTGGATCCAGCGGATCACCTCCGGCGACCTCTCGGGAGAGGGGATCCAAACGGTGGCTTTGGATTCCCTCTCCTACTTGCAGTCGCTGGTCCAGGTCGAGAGCGTCCAACAGGACAAGCAGACCTCGCAGCGTGACTTCGGCCGCATTGCCCAGGGCATGGAGAAGATTCTCCTCGACCTGCTGACGATGGACCAGCACATCCTGATCACCTCGCATCTCAAGAGCAAACAGGAGATCGGGAAGGATCCTGAGACCGGCTCCGACGTTCCCCTGACGATCTGGCAGCCGGACGCAATGCCGAAGGTTCGCGAAATCGTGATGCGCGAGGTCGGCCTGATGGGCTACACCTGGCGGAAGACCACTCGCGAG